GTGCCACAACCGATCAACAGAATTATATGATCGGTACACGGCAGCTCAGTAGGATACCGCTTGAAGAATTGCGAAAACTCAAAAGTACCTACACGACCGCGGTACGGCTTGAAAGGAACAAAGCCTTCGGAACTGTTAAGATCGTATGAACTTATCCAATCGTCCAAACCTCTTTTCAAAACGGAATTCTGGGTTGGTAAAACAATTTGAATCCAGGGTTGAAACTCGGAACAAAGCCGAGAACAGACCGAGACGCTCGAAACACAGATCTTACTATGTTCCGTCCACAGCAAAAAGATTCGGATTGGATGCACAGGGACAATCGTTTGTCTCAAAATGGCAAACCTATTCGACACCAGCACGAATGTTCATTGCTCGAAACCAGCGAAAGTTAGTTGCTCGGTCTCGTGACATTATCATGAATAATGACTACGGTCGTGCATTCATGAGGATGGTGATTCAAAATGTTATCGGAGAAAAAGGGATTAAGTTCCAAGCCTCTGCACGGCTAAATGATGGTACGTTGGATACAGAAACCAATGAAGCGATCGAAAAAGCATGGTCGGATTGGTCAACAGATATGTATTGCGATCTGGCTGAAGAGGATTCTTTCGTCGACATGCAACAGGCTTTGATCACAAGCTTATGCACGGATGGCGAATTTTTCACTCGCATCCATACTGACCAAAGCAGCAAATACCGGATGCGGTTGCAAGTCTTGGACGCGCAACGGTGTTCACCGATCGAAACCCGTACGTATCAAGATGGCAAAAAGGAAAAAATCTCAAACGGGGTTGTCTTAGAACCGAAAAGCGGTAAGGCAGTCGCATATCTGTTTTCTGGGGAACATACGAACGATAACTATTACGACGATTCTACACATCGATATGACCGTATCCCTGCAAGTGAAATCGTACACGGATTTTTGAAGGAAAGGATAGGGCAAAAAAGAGGATTGCCTATCATTCATACTGCCCTAAATCGAACTTATAGCCTGGATAAATACGAGGAGGCTGCGCTTCAAAGCGCACGCGTCGGTGCTGCGAAAGCAGGTTTTTTGACATGGAATGATGAGATCCCACCGGATGAAGAGGGTCTTGATGGCATGGAGATGAGTGCAGATCCAAATTCCTTTACAGAGCTGCCACCCGGCTTGGGAATTGAATCATGGGATCCAACATACCCGCATGATCAATACGAGACCTTTACGCGATCGATGCTACGTGCAATAAGCACGGGGATGGGGGTTAGCTATCACGGATTGGCAAATGATTTAACCGATGTCAATTACTCCTCTATTCGTCAAGGCTCGCTTGAAGACAGGGAAAACTGGAAGCTGATGCAAGAATGGTTTATTCGTAAGTTCTGTTGGAAAATCTATCGAGTCTGGTTGCCAACACAATTGCGAAACGGATCTATAAAAACAGAAAAAGGAAGGATACTCACGTTATTAGATCTCCCCAGATGCATGGAGGTCACTTGGACAGGTAGACGCTGGGATTGGATAGATCCAAAATCTGAAGCGATTGCCAATGTAGAACAAATTCGACATTTCCTTGTGAGCCCTTCGCAGATCATCAGAGATCTTGGTCGTGATCCACAGGAAGTGTGGAGACAAATTGCACAGGACATTGAGAGCATGAAGAAAGCAGGTATCCCAGAAGAACTTATCCTTGATGCCCTTTCAAACAAAATTCAACAATTTGAGGTGGATTCTGAAGATGAAGCACAATCACAAAAGACGCAAAAGAAAAAGCGATAGCTTAGCTACCGCTTGCACAAAACATCACGTTCCAGCACTCGCAACAAGAAGTCGTGAAGTTCTCGATCAAGCGATTTCGGATGGAAAACTATTTGAACGCAGTACCGCATTTCGTGCAGATTCTCTGAATGAAGAGGAACGCACTGTTGATATTGTATTCAGTGCAGGCGCGGAATACAAACAGTGGTGGGGAAGGGAAAAGTTAGTTGTTTCGAGAGATGCATGTAAACTCGACAGGCTGAATGCACCCTATTCAGCATTCCTTTTAAATCACGATACAAACAAACAGATCGGTACGGTTGTGTCAACACGAATCGAAAATGGTGAGGCGTTGGCAACTGTGCGATTTTCCAGATCAGCACTCGGAGAAGAGATCTGGCAAGACGTTAAAGACAAAATACGCGGTCAGTTTTCAACAGGATACCGTATTTTGAAATACGAAATTGACGAAAGTAATGAACGGGATCCTCTTTATACGATCACGGAATGGGAACCTTTTGAAATCTCTATCGTCCCCTTTGCAGCTGACAAAAGATCCTTAGCAAAACGAGTTGACTATTTACAACCCTTAACCGAACCACCAACAGAGGTGGAAACAAGAGAAAGCGAGGGCCCTGACCTTCGCGTCGAAAAGGAGAACACCGATATGGATCCGAAAGAACTTTTGAGAATTGCACGGGAAGCAAATCTACCTGAATTCGGAATGCGTGCTATTGAGGAAGAGTGGACACTCGAACAGCTCAACGAGGCAATACGCGCAGAACAGGAAAAAACTACACCTACACCGAATTCTGATACCACACCTACACCAGAATCTGGGGAACGGAGTGACACAGATGCAGATCCGCCACCGGATGGAGCAGAACGGAGCGGTGACCCACCACCCGGCGATGACCCTACGAACGCACTGTCTAACGATAGCGCGAATGAAAAAGACAAAAACAGGGTCACCCGAATTTACGATCTGGGAAAAGAACATGATGCACGCGACATGGCAATTGAAGCGATTGCGGATCCTAACTGTTCTATTGAAGAATTCCAAAAGCGCATTCTTGCTAAAAACAAGGAAACGAAACAACGCGCTGAAGCAGAACACAACATCCCAGAACGGATAACGCTTGATCCGAAAGATCAGCGTAATTTTAGGATCTCACACCTTGTTTCGTATCTCGCCAACAACAGGAGCGGCATCAGAGGAGGCAAGGAATACGAAATTTGTCAAGAGGAATCACAATTACGAGAAAAGCAAGGACTGCAAACACAAGGTATACCGATTCCTCATCAGATTTTTGATCAACGCTCAGTTGGTTTGACAGATCAGGCTTACCGTTTGCTGACAGCTGGCACCGACACTGCAGGTGGACATACCGTCGACGACGAACTTCTTGCAGATTCCTTTATCGATATCCTCCTTGAATTCACAGCTGCCACGCGTCTTGTAACGCGTCTTGACGACCTTCAAGGCAATCTCATCTTCCCTCGCCAGGATAGCAGAGCCGTTGCGCAATTTGTTGGAGAAACCGCAGCAGCGACTGAACAAGATCCCACATTCGACACAGTGACGATGTCACCGAAACACGTACGTGCATGGACACGCGCATCGACAACCCTCATCCACCAATCCAGCATTTCTATTGAACAATTCCTACGCAAAGATCTGGGCAGAGCGGCTGCGAAGGTTATCGACAAAGCAATCCTTACCGGTACCGGTTCAGGAAATCAACCGAAAGGGATCGAAGGACTGGGGAGTGACAGACTTTCTCAAACATACCCGTCCGGCGGACTCGATTACGATTCGGTGCTTGGCTGTGAAGAAAAACTCGCAGACAAGGACGCGCTTATGGGAAGGCTCGGATGGGTTGTTTCTCCGAAAATGCGCAAAGCAGGTAGAAAAACAGCGGAATTGGGATCAGGCACGAGTCGGCCAATCTGGCGAAACAACAAAATGATCGATTACGAAGCTTATGTCACAACGCAAGTTGAGAATACAGATGTATCTGGGAAAGGTTATTTCGCAAATTGGTCAGAAATGATACTTGGATTTTGGGGCGGTATTGATGTAATCGTCAACAAATTTGCAGGTGATACGGAAGGTTGGGTCAGGATTTCCGTGGGACAAATGATGGATCTCGGCGCACGCCACGTGGAAAGTTTCTGTGAATTTAAAATCGCATAAAAGAAGGTGAACCTTTAAGGAGGAAAAATCATGGCAATGATAGGAATGACCGAACATGAAAAGGATGCCTTCTCGATTACCCGTGCTGTTCGCGCGCTCGCATTTCCACAAAACCGGCAATATCAACGTGAAGCTGAATTTGAATTCGATGTATCCACCGAGGCTGCTAAGATCGAAAAGCGTGATATCGGCGGCATCTTCATTCCAGAAGATGTCACCAAACACAAGATGGTAAATCGACGGATGCTCACCGCAGGTAGCAATACCGGCGGGGGATATACGGTCGACGACGAACTGCAAAGCATTATCGATATATTCCTTGAAAATAACTTCGCAGCAGATAACGCAACTGTGATGTCTGGTTTGCAAGGTAACGTGGATATACCCGGACAGGATGATCGCATCGTTGCGCAGTTTGTTGGGGAAACCGAAGCAGCCACCGAGGACGAACCGACTTTCCGTCAAATCTCACTAACACCGAGACACTGTAAAACATATTTACGTGTTTCTAAACAGCTGCTTGTACAATCGCATGAAAGTATTGAAATGTTTTTGCGGAGAGATCTGTCGAGAGCTATTGCGAAAAAGGTCGATAAATCTATCCTGTACGGGGTAGGTTCTGCAGGAGATACGGTGTACGATTTCGATATGGCAGAATATGCTGCGGTGGCAAATGTGACAGAATTCAACGCGCTGACAGGCAAAAAGTGGAGTTTTGTGACCATATCTGGAACAAAATACATGGTGTTCAACGATATCGTCACTGCAGATGAAACGGCGTTGAAACTCTTGAAAGCAGGATCCCAAATCGTCATTTCTCATAGCAATGCGGAAGTGGAGACCGTGACCGTTTCTGCTGCTTATGACGACACCAATGATCGTATCGCAATTGCAGATTATGACACCACAGACTTGACGGGTGGTACCAGTTACGATATTACGGCAGTAACCGTAGCAGCGACTTTCGAACCCCCTGGTATTGTGAATACATCTGGCATTCACAACTATACATGGCGAAACACAGACACACACCGTGCCGAGGATCTAATTGAACGTGTCCTTGAGATGGAGGAGATCCTCGCAGCGAATAACGTGCCGGGTGTAAATTCCACGCTGGATATGCAGGTGCAAAACTGTAAATTCCTACTTTCCAATCGAGTCAAAAGACTCATGAAGAACGTCAAGTTCTTTGGAAACAACACCGAATTCCCACTACTCCCTGATGACAATGAGAAAATATTGGGAGAGTACGATTGGGATTGCAGCACACAGGTAAACCTCGGTGACTTCTTCTTCTGTGACTGGAAGGAAACAATCCTTGGACTCTGGTCGGGAATTGAAATCATGGAAAATCCTTATACGGAAGATACGAAAGGAATTATACGTATCGTTGCTGATCAGATGCTCGATGTAAATGTGTCCAGGCCAACCAGCATGGCTTATGCAAAGGTGGCATAGTGAATTTCACAGACGATCTGGATGACATCTTTTTTACCGATTTTGCTATTGACGTGACGCTGCGGTTTGCTGATACCACAAAAGAGGAT